GGTAGAATATTATTACATTTATATCCATTTCAAGAGGATGTATTAAATGATTTTAGAAGTGAAAGATTTACTATTATAAATAAATCAAGACAGTTGGGTATATCTACTTTAACTGCAGGTTATTCTTTATGGACAATGTTGTTTAGTAAAGATAAAACTGTGTTGTGTATTGCAACAAAGCAAGAAACAGCTAAAGGAATGGTTGATAAAGTACAATTTATGTACAATAACTTACCAAGTTGGTTAAGAGGTAATATAAAACCCATATCTGATAATAAACTTTCATTAAAACTTGCTAATAACTCCCAAATTGTTGCTACATCAGCTGCATCAGATGCAGGTAGATCATACGCCGTTTCGTTATTATTAGTGGATGAGGCCGCGTTTATTGAAGGAATTGATAGAATTTATACGAGTATTAAACCAACCATTGCAACTGGTGGAGGAATTATAGCATTATCATCACCAAATGGTGTTGGTAACTGGTTTCATAAAACCTATGCTGAAGCTGAAATTAAAAAAAATGATTTTAAAGCAATTAAATTACCTTGGAGCCTACATCCAGATAGAGACGAAGCGTGGGAGCAAAGAGAACGAGCAAATATGTCACCTCGTGAGTTTGCTCAAGAGTATGATTGTGATTTTTTAGGTTCTGGAAATTCAGTCGTTGAACCCGATACATTATCTTTTTATGAAGAAACTTTTATACAAGACCCTATTGAACGTCGCTTTATGGGTGGTGATTTTTGGATTTGGCAGTATCCTGATTATAGTAAGCAGTATGTGGTATGCGCTGACGTTGCTCGCGGAGATGGTTCGGATTATTCTGCGTTTCACGTCATCGATGCTGTATCGTGTGAACAAGTGGCTGAATACAAATCGCAAGTGGATACTCGTACTTTCGGAAATATGTTGGTATCTGTTGCTACTGAGTATAATAATGCTCTCCTTGTTGTTGAAAACGCAAATATTGGGTGGGACGTTGTTAACACGATAATAGAAAAAGCATATCCAAACATGTATTATTCACCTCGTGCTTATGGTGAAATGCAAATGGATAAGTGGATGGCTAAAATGGAATCTGAACAAACAGTTCCTGGATTTACAACATCTGTTAAAACAAGACCCCTTGTTATCTCTAAAATGGAGTCGTATATTCGAGATAGACAATTTACCTTTCATTCAAAGCGTTTATTAGAAGAATTACGTGTATTCATTTGGATGCATGGTAAAGCACAAGCGCAAAATGGGTATAACGACGATTTAGTGATGTCATTAGGAATGGGATTATTTGTTAGAGACACTGCAATGAAATTTCATGCACAATCAATGGATTTATCTCGACAAGTAATTGGAGGAATGACTAAAACAGGAATAGACGGACCTGTACATCATATGCCTAATGGCTTTCAAAACCCGTATCAAGTAGAAATGGGGGGACAAATTGAAGATATAACATGGCTGCTAGGTTAATAAATATTTATTGATATAATAAAACATAAAAATGGCTGAAGACAACAACGCTAGTGTCGGTTTATTTGGTAGATTAAGAAGACTATTTGGAACCGATGTTATCATAAGAAATGTAGGCGGAGATCAACTAAAAGTAGTTGATGTAGATAGAATACAAGCCTACGGGAATGTTAAAACAAATGCCTTAATAGATAGATTTACTAAGCTACATAGATACGGAGCTAACATGCCGTATAACCCAACTATGAACTACCAAACACTTCGTATTCAGTTATATACTGATTATGAAGCAATGGATACGGAATCAATCATAGCATCTGCTTTAGATATTGTAGCTGATGAAGCTACATTAAAAAATGAAAATGGTGAGGTAGTACAGATCATGTCTGCCGATGAAAATATACAACGCATTCTATATAACTTATTTTATGATGTGTTAAACATCGAATTTAATTTATGGATGTGGATTCGTAATATGTGTAAGTATGGTGATTTTTATTTACACTTAGAAATCGCTGAAAAATTTGGTGTATATTCTGTAACACCTATGTCAGTTTACGATATGGTTCGTGAAGAAGGTACAGATCCTCAAAATCCTTCATACGTTTGTTTTAAAATTGATCCAATGGTCATCGCATCAGGTGGTATTAATTCACGTGCAAGCGATAGAGAAGGCCGAATTAAATTTGAAAACTATGAAATAGCGCATTTTAGGCTATTAACTGACGCTAACTACTTACCTTACGGGCGCTCGTTTATAGAGCCTGCTCGCAAAACTTACAAGCAGTACGTGCTGATGAAAGATGCGATGTTATTGCATCGTGTTACTCGTGCTGCCGAAAAACGTGTATTCTATACTAATGTTGGTAACATACCTCCAAATGAAGTAGATGCATACATGCAGAAGTTAATGCAGAAGATGAAGAAAACTCCATACATCAATCAACAAACAGGTGAGTACGATTTACGTTACAACTTGATGAATAGTATGGAAGATTTTTACATACCTGTACGTGGCAATGATACTACAACTAAAATTGATACATTAAAAGGATTAGAATATAACGCAATTGATGATGTTAACTTCTTACGTGATGAGATGTTAGCCGCATTAAAAGTACCTAAAGCATATTTTGGATTTGAAAAAGATTTACAAGGTAAAGCTACATTAGCTGCTGAGGATATTAGATTCGCTCGCACAGTTGAACGTATCCAACGTATTGTGTTATCTGAATTGTATAAAATAGCATTAGTACATTTGTATGTACAAGGCTATGATGGCGCTGGTTTAACAAATTTTGAATTACATTTAACCACACCATCAGTAGTATACGAACAAGAAAAAATTGCACTATGGAAGGAAAAAATTGATCTAGCTAAACAAATGCAAGATACTAATTTAATACCTTCAGACTTTATTTACGATAAAATATTCCAATTCAGCGAAGATCAATTTGATGAACTTCGTGATTTAGTAATTGAAGATAAAAAACGTACATTCCGCTTAGGTCAAGTTGAAAATGAAGGTAATGACCCAGCTAAAACTGGTAAATCTTATGGTACACCACACGACCTAGCTTCATTATATGGTGCTGGTAGAATGGGACAAAACGCAGAGGTACCAGGTGGATATGATGAGAAAAAACCAATTGGACGCCCTCAAGAAAAAACATCCATTATTGGTACTCAACAAGATCCATTAGGTAAAGATAGAACAGGTAAAATAGATAATAATACTACTAATGAACCTAATATTCCTAGAGAAGATGGTACGCCAAAAGGCGGTTCGCCGTTATCCCTATTAAGGGCATATAACGACTACATATTTATAGGTAGTGCACACTTACACTATGAAAATAAAACACAGCAAATACAAAAATACTGGTATATTATTTGAACTTTTAGTGCGCCAAATCGCATCAGACACTGTGTCTGGTAAAGATTCGGCTGCTATCAATATTGTTAAAAAATTCTTTGGTAAAACTGAATTAACTAAAGAACACAAATTATACCAAGCGTTAATAACATCTAAAGCATTATCTGAGGGTAAAGCTGAATCATTAATTAACTCAGTATTAGAAATTTCTTCACGTTTAAACAGAACTGCTTTACGTAAAGAAAAATATAACCTTATTAAAGAAATTCGCAATCATTACGATATTGAAGGATTTTTTAAAGCAAAGATCAGCAACTACCTACAATGTGCTGCTGTATCTAACTTAATTGAAGCTCATGGATCATTAGAGTTCATTGAGCCTTCTCAAGTTATAGATAACAAAGTAACATTACTTGAACATATTACTCGTAAAGAAGTTAATGTTGAAGATGTTAAAGATCGTGTATTAGAAGAATACAGTAAAATGGATACTGGTACTCGTATTTTAGCATACAAAATGTTACTAGAAAAATTTAATGAAAAATATGGTAATTTAATACCTGCACAAAAATCAGTATTAAAAGAATATATTAATAACGTTACAAATACCGTTAAATTAAGAGAATTTGTTAATGAGCAATTTTCTACAATTAAAAAAACATTAACTGAACTTATATCTAATGTAACAGATAAAACAACGCAAATTAAATTAAATGAAGTTGCTAGTTTATTACAACCATTAGATAAAAACCAGACAGTGAAGGACGAAAATATTATTTCACTTTTACAATACCATCAATTAATCGCTGAATTAAAAGCAATTAAATAAATGGATAGACTAAAAGAGTATATTAAGCAATTAGTGCGTGAGTTGATAGATGAAGATGGATCTACGTCGGGTAATGTTGGTGCTTATTCTACTCCATTTGCTTTTGCAGGCAAAAAAAAGGGTGATAATAATGCTACTAAAACAGCAGAAAAACAAGGATACACTAAAGCACCTGAAGGGATGCCAAGTGATTCTAAAGTAAAAGATTATAAAGCAATTTGGGGTAAGAAAAAAACTTATAAAATATATAAGGAAAGTGATTACGATAAAGCCTCTGTAAAAGGCCAAGCAAGTGGGTATACTGCAGCTAGTGGCTACACAGCAGGTGGAATAAAAGGGGATGATTATTATAAAAAAGAAAGTATGAACATACAAGAAATTATTAAAGAAGAATTGTTAAATGAGGTAACTTATAAACAATTCCAAAAAGAAGTTAAACACAGAACTAAAGCTGAACAATTGCATAAGGCAATGCGTGAAGTAAAGAAAAAAATTAATGAAATTGATCGTATTGTTGATTATACTCAACGTATGAAACAAGAATTGAGCGAAGGTGATGGTGTTGCTTATTGGACTAGAACAGAAAAAGCTGTTCATAATATAGCTGAAATGATGAATCATTTAAATACTAAAATAAATAATCTTAAACAGTAATGGCAAAAGCAAAAGGCAAATCAGCATCAGCAGCCAAAGTAACATTTGGTAAAAGAAAACAAGGCCCCGGTTCCGGAACAAAATCATATAATAAACACTCACCAAAGCCAAAAGCTTACAGAGGTCAAGGAAGATAAAATATAGAAAATGAAAAGTACAAAACAACAGTATATCGATTTAGTAGAAGGTAAAATGTCACAAGCGAATTTTATGAGAAACATTCGTATGACTTTCCCTCAGTACGTAACTAACGTAACATCATTTGATGATTCAGTTAAAATCCTTAAGAATAAGGGTATATTAAATGAAATTTATCAACCATTACCTGAAAAACCAGATCAAGAAGAAGCAACAAATGACAGCGATGTTGAATTTGATGCTATATTAAAGCAACTTGAAGATGAAAAAACGGGTGAGGAAGCTGTAGCTGCTCAATATGATGTTAATGAAGAAGGAATAAATGAAGCTAAAAAAGTTAAAGGTGATGATGGTAAAAAAGAATATGCTAAATTTAAAGAAATTGATGATGCTAATGGCGAAGAAGTTTTTAAAGGAATAAACATGGAACATGAGTGTTCTCCTAACAAAACAAAAGAAGAAATTGAAAAGATTGTATTAAAAAATATTAAGAAAAACGCTAACTATTATACTAATTTCTTATTAACTGGTATTAGAGATTATCATTTAGAAACAATGGATAAATCAAAACCAGAAGACCATCAGATGAAACCTGTTAAAGATGGTAATTTAGTTGATACTAAAAGAGGAATGACTAAGGTTAAAATTGAAAAAAAAAAGATTAAAGAAAATTTAGAAGAGGTTGACCCAAAAGTTCCTGCTGTAAATACTCCTGATGAGAAAAATTTAGAGAAATTATTACCTACATACAGCACTCTTATAAATGCTTTAAAAAGAGAAAATACTATTTCTGAATTAGATGGTTTGTTTGAAATATTTTTAAATGCTACATCACTTAAAGATATATCTAAATCTGCTATAGTTGGTGCTCTTAGAAGCGTATTAGATAGAACACAAGGTTCTACATTTACTAGTAAATTAGTAGGTCAAGTAGCAGCACCCGTAACTCCAAATACAGCTTCAAGCAAAGTTTCAAGTGGAATATTTGGAGGACCTAACACAGGTGGTATTGCTAGAGGAATTAAAGAAGCAGATGCTCCTCAAGACGATAAAGTTGAAGCTGAATTAGCAAGTGCTTTATCTCAACAACCTACATTAAAAAGAATTTTACAAAAAGTAGATTTACCACAAGAAATAAATGGTACTATTAAAGCTCTTTTAGATAGAACTAATCTTAAAAATATCCCAGACTCTATTATATTAGCTGCTTTAAGAAAAGTACTAAATGATACACCTGGACCTTCATTTACAGCACAACATGCTATTAATAAAAATATTGGTAAACCATTACCAGATTTAAAAGAAAAATTAACAGCATTAGTACGTGAAATGTTAGCAGAAAAAGAAGAAGCACCGTCAAAAAAAACGGCAGCTAGTGAAATAACAGCTAAAATGTGTGCTTTTATAGAAGATTATAACGAAGGTGAAAAAACTTATAAAAAATCACAATTAGAAGATGTATTCGGTTCATACGAAGATAAAGTAGGTCATCGTTTTGATGATAGCGTATTTGAAGATGTAATCGATATGTTGAAAGTAAAAGGATATACAATGGCTATGAAAGAAATGTTTGATGGCCGTGATAATTTAGACGCAGAAAACGAAGTAAACTAACATGAAACAACTATTAATAGACCACACTCCATTCCACATTGCTAAAATGACTATATCTGAAGCTAAAGTTTCAGGTGATGGTAGAATGCGTATTACAGGTAAATTACAAG